GTTCCTATGCCCACGTATGCAGCTGGGCGACCTCCTTCTCCTCCCGAGATGAATAGCACGCTGGTGCTGTCGTCCTGAAAATCCACGATGGGTTGGTTGCCGGTCTGGTTGGCTATGAGTGCGGGACCCGTGCCGTCGTTGGTGATAATCAAATTGCTGGTGACGGTCACATTCGTGGAAATGGTCACGACATCGCCCGAGACCGTGAGATTTCCTGTGATAGAAGCATCTTCACTGACCTCCAGAACCGGCGTCTGAATCAAGGCTCCTGTCGTGAGTGTTCCGGTGACCGTGCCATTCCCGCCGACATTCACGTCACCCACCACGGTCAAACTTTCGGTCAGCGTATCCACGACCAGGCTGGTTGCCGAGATAGTTCCAGTCGTTGTGAGACCTCCTGTCCTAATCGAATCGGTAGTCGTGGCACCCTGTGTGGTCACCTGTTGGAGATTGGAGACACCAGCGGTATTACTCAGAAGACCGCCATCACCAATGAACAAGCTTGCGGAAAGTGTTCCTGCTGTGGTTTTGATGGTCGGATAGGAACCAAGATTTTCATTTCCATCGTTGAGCTGTACTGAACCTCTGACACCAGAGACAGCCAAGCTGAAACCCCCTCCTAGACCTCCTGAGTTATCGATGGAACTCATTACTATTAATTAAAGACATAAAAACCTATTCGCATAAATACGATGGATAGGTTCGATCCCAATAATGAGACACATGTCATCTGGCTTAAGGATTCATTTGAGAAGATGGAGTATTACACTGCACCTGATTCTCAAAAGAACGGCAAGGAGTTTGTCAAGTTCGTAAACTCCAATCCATTTGGTCTATCGATCACCGCCAGTAACGTCATGGACTGGCCAATGATTCACTCGATGATCGCCACCAAGTATGCCAAAGCGGTGCTCACTGGTCAAGCCTGGCTACCCTGATCTCGTATCCTGAAAACTTATGCCTGACTTCGTCAAGGAAATTTTCCATAATTTGAGTTCCCTGGTTTGACATGAAATCCACGTAGATCATCTGTTCCTTGTGATCCACCTTGATGGGTATTCCAAGGCTTCGCATCCCATCAAAGTGGAAGGGGTTCACTGGTACCTCAATCGTAGTTGTCTCAATCATCTTGAATTACATTCCCACGTTAGTTTTAACCCTGTATCCTTCGAACATCTTCTTAGCCTTCTTGATACATTCGTCGTGGAGGTCCCCAATGAAGTATCTGGACATCGTGACGATCACCACTTTGTCATTATCATCCACCTGGGCGTCGAAGTCTATGGTCCTGATGCCCTCGAACTCCAAGGGCGAAACTTCCATGGCGATCGTCTCGTGTCTCATACTTAAAAATATAATGACTTTTATTTTTAAATATGCTCTACTACAGTTGCTTGTTCAGGAACGTGCCGCCGTACATGTTCAAGAAGCGCACTGAACTGAAAAGACCCACCAAACGGATGATTGAAAATCCACAAAAGTACGTCCACGACTGGATGGAACATGAAGAGCTATATTCTCGTCTTCACGATCAACGGGTTCGTGAACAAGAGAACAAACTGGATGCCATGGAGATGTTCTGTAAGGAAGAACCCCATGCTCTAGAATGTAGGATCTATGACGTTTAGTGTTGCGCGAGACTGTATGCGAATGGATTGTTGTCCAGCTGCTTGACCGCCAGCCCCAACTGATTGGTCCGATAATCTGCATTTCCCTTGAAGACATTGTTATTCTGTTTCCAAGTGATTTCGTAATTCTGGCCGATGCCCTGGTTTCCGGCACCTCCCTCGACGACCGTGGAAAGGCTGTCGCGGGTTTTGGTGGTCTTGCCCTGAACCTGGGTGGCTGAACCGCGAACGTTCATGCGACCGCCCGGAGGTGTGTAGCCCTTGCCTTCCCTCTGTGCGGGTCTGAGGAGTATGGCATTTTGTAACTGCTTATAACCACCTTCAAATGAGTGAATTCCAGGAGCCGCCACGTCATTTGCACGCGATATGAAATTTGCCTTATTACGGGTTGGAGCTTCCTGAAGTGTTCCAGCGGAAACAAACTTCTTGGCCGCGCCAAACTCGAGGCCGTCCATGCGGGTCGAGGTCTCCGAGCGGATCGTGGGGCGCATCGTCTTCACGTAACGTTCGCGCTCGCGCATGCCGGTGACCATCCCGCCCTGACCCTGAGCGCGACCCTTCTCAAGAGGACGCTTATCTTCGCCGCCCAAAAGTTGATAGGTTTTCTGTGGGCGGTTTTGGGTGACAGTAAGACGCTCGGTTCCGCGGTCAACAAAGTCCTTGGCGGGACCCGAGCGACCGGGAAGGGTTGTGAGCTTGTATGCACCGACGTTGTTGGGCATCACGCGGAATTGCTGCTGAAATCCACCATAGGCCGGAACGTTGGCCGGAACGCCAAGACCGGGGCCGACAAACCTACGCTCGGAGGACGAAAGGTTGTCCATACGACTGCTCACATTTTGGCGGTCGTACAAGTTATAAACAGGCTGACCATAAGGAAACTGAACATTGGGCGCGGCATCCTGAAGATTCGGTACCGCATCCTTTCGTTGCTTAGACGTATCGATATAGGGCCCAGATAGGAAATCTTTCACTAGGGTCAAATCCTGACCGGGTGTGTTGATGTTCCTTCCGAAATAGGGCAATTGTTGCGTCTCCCGATTTGGAACGGGTGCTGGAGTAAAACCTTCTTTGCGGTCACTGCTGGCAATTTGACGACCTGCCACAGCAATCCCTAACAAGGCCACAAGACTCAATGGGTCCATATTAAAACTAGGGTAGATTTAAATTAGGCTGGATAACGACGATCAAAAACGGCGTTCTGAACATTCGCCCGGCTGCTCGTTGGATCCCACGACCGGGTGCGAAGTGGCACCGAACATGCCATATCCTGCAAAGGGAAATCATATCCACGTCCCTGATAGCCTTTCTTGAAGAATGTGCTAGACTGAGGGCGAAGCATGTCCTCGACCAAGATCAGATTTCCTGGAGCCCCCTTGCCCGCCATATAGGGAGCCGTCCCGTAGATGGGCGTCGAAGCACGACCCGAACCGGCATAATTGAGGTTGCTGACCACCGGAGGCGCGACCACATGATCGTAGGCGCAATCCACTGGCAGACTCTCGGCGTCCAAAAGAACTGACGAAGTGTTGAGCTGATAAGCCATATTACTATCACCGGAGATTTTAAACACTGCTACCGAAAGTGCCTCTGAGTTGCTGAAGTTCGGGCATCCTGGACTGACCAAACATCGAGGCGTCGTTGGGGTAGCAGGCACCTCCCTCCGAGCGACACACCTTATCCACGACCGGTCCATAGGCGGCACTAGCAAATGCACCTTGGTCATTGGGAATGGTCGTGGACGGCATACTGTAAAAGGCACGGAACGACTGATTGCGACTCGAATAGACATCCGCCTGATCAGTGGGAGTCCCCTCGTTCAGGAATGCCTTGACCTTGTCCTTGACGGTCGGGTAATAGCACGCAGCTGGGCGCTTCGGATTATCTGTATAGTCCGTGATGAGAACGTTGGCCATGGGATTTTCCTTGGTTGGCTGTTCACACTTCTGACCTGGGGTGGTTGCGTTGAACCGGACCCCTTCCTCCTCGAATGAAGCAGGTCTCATGGCTTCCTTGATGCCACCTGCCAAAAACATGGATGCCATAACCATAATAACCGTGAGACCCAAATATATGACCCTGATGTCACGGTTAATAATGTAAAGGATCGCCATGGTGTAGAGGATGAATCGGGTGGCGGCGTTGAGCCTCTCCACGGAAGTCTGCTTGGCCAGAGGCCAAAAGATCAGCACCTTGTTCTTGGCAAACAGGTGCGATGGATTTCTAAACCACGGTTGTTCCATTCTTATTTATTAACTAGTTAATTTTTTCACTCGGGTGGCTGCTGAAGAATCTTTGACAAGTTGCCCATCATAGGTCCAAGTGCCTTCATAATCTTGTTCTCGTCCAACCCGCCCTGACCGTCTCCGAACTCCTTTTCAACCTTGGAGGTCATCTCTTCCATCATTTCGGGTTTCAACAGGTTTCCCAAAAGTCCGGCAAATGGATTGTCCTCGCCACTCGGGCCCTGGGGTGCAAATAACTGATTGATCTTCTCTGGCGAAAAGTCCATATTGGTTTGACGGGATGCTTGAATCTCCTCATCGCCGACATTATTTCCGAGGACGTAGAGCCCCTGGACGTACTGCCAGATGGCCGACCGACTATTGTCCGAAAGTTCGGACTTCCACATGGACTCGAGATCCAGCGTCTTCAAAATACCATAGCTTCGTGAAAGTTCCTCGAAGATGCGCTCGTCCTGATTGCGGATGAGATCCTCATGGGGTTTCACATTCTTCATAAACGTTTCCAGGCAGACACCAGGATCCTTCTTGATCAGCATACTGACCGTATTCCTGTAGGTCTTCACAATGGTGTTCTCTGGGAACGTGTGAGCCAGCTCATCCACAAACTGCAAAAGAAGCTCGTTAAATGTATCAACGCTGGCCATCGTATTATCTATCTAGACTAAAATATTTAACTACATTCCGCGACTAACTTCCGGGAAGGGCGTCTCGTAGATCTCTTCGCGCTGTGAGATTCCCATATAGACGATGAAACCCACCAAAATGGCATTCAGAATGGCAGGCTTAACCATGTCGGCATTCCTGGGAGGTGCCTCGCGATTAAGGCGGGCCACCAATTGAATGTAGGCCATTGTAATAACCGCACCGACAAGAGCGGCAATCAAAGGGTTCTTAAGAGAATCACTTATCATTATTAATTAAACTAGATTTTAGTATGTTTAACGGTTCGCACTAGGGTTGATGGAAAAGTCTTCCTCCTGTTCTTCCATGGGTGGTGTCGGGTCACCTCGTTTCATAATTTTGTCGTTGAATGTAAAGTTCTTGGTTTCCTCCATGGGTTCGTCGACTGGCATGGGTTCTTCTTCTGGCATCGACGGGGGCATTTCTTCGCCGTGATCGACCACTTCGGACGGCTCTCCTTCGTCGTCTCCCTCTGGCAACGGGAGTTCTCCTTCTTCGGGAAAATTCTCATCACCCAACTCTGCCGTGTGGGCTTCCTCGGACTCCTCTTGAAGTCTGTCCATGGGGTTTTTGTTGAGGTAGGTCTTCAGAATCTGGTTGATCGGGAGCATCTCTTTGACCGTCTCCTCGACCACGCCGTCCATCCTCCTGATGAGATCCTTGCGACGGTCGTTCCTGCTGATGACTTCCTGGTAGATGTAAGGATCTTCATAGATCCGCTTGGCGACATTGGTATAGACACCCAAAACAAACACATCGTTGGTTGGAATCTTCAGTGACACCTTCCTGGAATCCTTGGAGAGCCTGACCGAAGAGATGATCTTGACCGTGGCCACAAACACCGCGGCAACCATTTCATCCAAGCACCCGCCACAGCGATCCACACACTTTCCCACCTCGGTATCGATCTGGTAATTATTCCACTGAGGAATCTTGGCCAGTTTGTCCTGGAACGCCTTGAGTGCCTGCTTTCCTTGGGTCTCCGTCCTGGCATCCGCATAGAGCGAGTCCATGCAGTCCAGTGCACTCGGAAGGATGGTGGACGAGAGCTGATTGAGGAGTTCCTTTTTGGCCTCCACAAGAACATTAAGGTTATTGTCCATAGTTACTGATAAAACGTATTTAATTCAGCGATATTTGTCCGCGGCTTTTTTGAGGTTTGCCAGGGATGCGAACTCGTTCTCGGGTTCTTTGGGCTTTGACTTGGCTTTCTTTTTGGACGTCTTGGGATACCACGAAACAAACAACTGACCGTTTTCATAAAGCTGGGTGAAGAACCCACCATTGATGAACTGTCGCTCGACGTACTGGGCCGCCTTATTTACGTCAAAAGATGGAAATCCTATTAGGAACGAAGGAATCTGTACCCAGGTTTCATGGAGACCGAGTTCGGCGACTTGTCTCACCTTGGTGCTGGCACGTTCGTACAGTTCCGTATAGAGTTTCTTTTTTAGCTCTCGCTTTCGGTGGTCGATCTGTTGTACCTCGTCCACTCTCAGAGGCATTGTCTACTAGTTCTGGAGTTTTTACTAACGAATATAGGACGTACTCACGGGTTCAAACTGACCCACATCCGCGCTCGCGGTCGCTTCGTAGGCTTTGAAGTCTTCGCCCCACTTGTCCTTGATCGCCTTCTCGGCAAGCTCCAGGGCGCTCTTGGTGGGAGCGTTGGCGTTGGCGATGGTGTTGTAAGGTTCCCAATCCCCTGCTCGGATAGTGTCCTGAAAAGGCTTGATCCTTTCATCGCCGTTCATCAGAGGCTGGGTCGTGATGCCTTGGATTGTCACATCCTTGCCGTCGCCGATGGCGATCACGTCAAGTTCCGAACCATAGAAACGAGTCGTGTCGAGCATCAAAAACCTGGCGCGGTAGGTCATAGGTACGCCGTCTGGAGGAGACGCGTAGTCCTGGTCGCGCTTGAGCGTGTCGAGGTAACTAATCAGGGAAGTTCTGACCTTTTTGTTGTCATCAGCAGTGGGTTCGAGATCTTGTGTTTGACGAGTTTGGAGGTACTTGATGTAGGCATCATAGACATCCGGGCGGTTCTCCTTGAGCTTTCCGATACTCTCTGGAGTATTGAAAACCTGAATGAATACGGTTTCAATTGGGAACATCGACAGACCGTTGGTGTCGAAAATCTTTTTGGCGGTCTCGGTTGCGATCTTCTGGATCATCATGGCCTTGACTGAAACATCGACAACCGGACTTCCTTCAATATCAAGCGACCCTTCCGTGATCACGCCTGACACCGCTGGACGAAATCCTGCAAATCCGCGATCCCACATGAGGCCTTCTCGGTTTCGCGCGATGAAAAATCCAACAATGGCTACCGCCAGAACAATCAGGAGTATGGTCTGCGTACGCATCTTATATACAATCGCGAAATTATATCGCCTGATAAATTCATTGATATTGGTAAGACATGGCATTTGCTTATATGTTCTACAGTCCAAGGTGCGAACATTGCCTTGAGGCAAATAAGATTTTGGAAAACACACCCTACGCAGACCAGATTGAATACCTGAACGTGCATCAAACCGAAATTCCAAGTGAATACAAAAAGGAATTGACTCACGTGCCTGCAATTATCACTAACGAAGGTAAGTTGTTGGTCGGAGCCGAGGTGAGACAGTGGGCACTCTCGCTGATACCCACTGAAATTGAATCATTCGATGCCAAAGCAATCGCTTCATTTGACGGAAACCCAAGTGTTGTTCAGGGACTATTTGACCTCGAATCCTATGGTGCCCCTCTGGCACCTCCGATGACCCCAGAGTTGGAAGCCAAGATAAACAAGAAAACCACCAATAACTAAAATGATCACCAGTCCAGAAGATGTACCAAGGTCTCTTGGAAATGTCTATTCATACAAACAAGGTTACAGTTCATGGAAGGAATTTATGAAAGATCGTGGAGAAGAAGGATTCAAACAATTTCTTAAAGACCTTTATGATCGTGACTACTTAAAGAAAACGGACACTAAAACTAGTAAATGTTCTTAAAGACCATTCAGGCATCGGCATTCAAGAACATCTTTGAGGTATTAAAGGATATCCTCAACGATGTTAATGTTTCATTTAGCAAAAAGGGAATTCATATGTTGACTCTGGACAATGCCAGAACGGCCATGGTGGAATTGTTTCTGGACTCCAGCCAATTTGAAGAATATTCATGTGAGAATGAAATCATCGTTGGAATCAACACAACGAATGTATTTAGGGTTCTGAAGTCTGTCACTGCCAATGATGTTTTGGTGATGAAGATTAATGATGATCACGTGCTCAATATTTCAATTGAGAATGACAGTAAGAAGAGCAGAAGTCATTTCAACTTGCGTCTTCTGGATATTAATGATGAAATGTACGAAGCACCTTCTTTGGAAATTCAGACCATTACGACATTTCAGACCGTGGATTTTCAGAGATTGTGTAGGGATATATCCCACATTGGTTCCGAGCTAATCATTGAGCGTTCTTTCAAAAAGATTGGGTTCAAGTGTACGGGCGATTTCGCGGAACAAAACACTGAATATGACATTGACTCTGATTCGAATAAATTCCAATCGATGAAAGATACATTTTCACTAAAATACTTGAACTTGTTCACCAAGGCTACCTCGATGTGTTCAAATATGAAACTCCTGCACCACGGTCAGGACATGCCCCTGGTTCTTGAGTACAAAGTTACTTCCCTTGGCGAACTCAGATTCTACCTGGCACCAAAGTCCGAGGAGTAAGTTCTTCGTTCTTGTCGATGACAACTTTATTACCAAACATGTAAACATGCCACTCATCTGGTACTTCTTCATTGGCGTCAAATAGATCTTTCATACAGATGTCTTTGACGTTGTGAAAGTCCGACCTTGGTCCCGCATAACGAAGGAACCTAGCCGTGTCCCACATTTTCACCTCGCCATTTTCCATGATAGCTTCGACCTTTTGAATCATGACGGGTCCCTTCATTCCTTCGGACTCTTCGATATCATGAACCCTGCGCATGGGATCCCTGGTCACCATGGAATAAGGAGAACCGCGATAGGTGTACTCCTGCTCGTATCGAATATTCTCGACACATTCAGGTTTCTTTCTTCGCAACACATAGATCGCATCCCTGAAATCGGGATAATAGCACGTGATGTAAGTTTCACCTGACCTCATCAGAGGCCAACCTTCCATGATTCTCTTCCACTCGGCCGAAGGAAACATACAATCTTTTTTAGTGTTTACGTCATATATCATTTTCAAAGGCATCGTGGTCCGGTAGGGATTCTCGTTATACCACCAGCCGACAAGCTTGACAAGAAAGTTATACATTTAAAGTTATAATGACATTTTTCTTTAAATGAGTTTACTTGAAAGATATCATATAAAATTGAAAGAATATGAAAATGATGAGGTCAAGATGAATGAATACATCGCCCTGGCTGCACCCTATTTATTGAGATATCAGGAAGAGAATTGTCGTCGTGATATTTTTATAGAATACATGCGTGTCGTCGAGGGCGATCTGACGGTCATGAGGGACGACGATGTCTTAGAAAAAACTACATTTCATGGTGATACATGTGAAAATTGTGAATCAAAAAACATTTACGAATGTGAAATAACATCATCGCTTGTGTGTAAAGATTGTGGATGCAGTATAAATTATTTAGCCACTGGACTATCGTATCATGATGAACAGGAACTTTCTAAAAATACACAGTACAGTTACAAAAGACAGAATCATTTTAATGAATGGGTTCAACAATTTCAGGGGAAAGAATCGGCCAACATACCGGATGATATTATAGAAAGTTTAAGGTACGAACTTAAAAAACAAAGAATCGAACAAGTTTCCAAGATTACTCATGCCAAGGTGAGAGGACTTTTGAAAAAGTTGCGACAGAATAAATACTATGAACACATACCCTACATTACAAATATTCTTACAGGTGTGAGACCGCCAGAAATGTTGCCTACCTTGGAGGAACGTCTCAGGTTGATGTTCAATGAAATCCAGGAACCCTTTGACAAAGTATGTCCCAAGGACCGAAAGAACTTCCTCAGCTACCCTTACGTGTTATACAAGTTTTGTGAGCTTCTTGGTGAAGACCAATTTTTGCCTTATTTTCCTCTATTGAAATCAAAAGAAAAACTGACTCAGCAGGATGTCATTTGGGCAGACATGTGCAAGCTGCTCAAGTGGCAATTTATTCCCACAGTATAACAAGTAAGGATGTCATATATCCATCTGAACGACGGAATCCACATGGATAAAATTAATCCGTATACCAATCCCGATCCAAATAAGTTCAACCCAGGTGTGTCAGAAGGCGGTGCATACAAGACAGTCTACACCGGATCGAAGCCCCAAGCTCCACTTGTGAATTCGGTTAAGCCCTATGAAGATGCTCTTGGTGGCGCCCTCGCGGCACAGGAGACCGAGGCAAGTCCAGGGTGTGCGGAGACCACGGCTGCCGGATGGAGGACGCCCTATTACTGCACGCCTGGATCCCAGGACTACCCTCTGAATCGCCCTGCCTTGCCAGAGCGCATCTACGACAACCCTCCGTGGAACAACCCAACTCCCGCCCCAGTGACAGCCCCAGTCAAAGTGGAAAAGAAAAATACGATTGTTGTCAGGGGCTTGCAGGTCACCGCGGTAGTTTTGTTGCTACTGGCTGTCCTATATTTTTTGAAACTTCTGCCCCTCAATTTTAGGGTTTAGAAGTTCTATATTTTTCTTCATGGACTGAATTTTATTCAGGATACCACAACACTCATGAAACTCCAGCTGAATACATTGGGTGCAGAGTGAATCAAGATCACAACAAGAACAAGGGATACATACCACTCCTTTCTTCTTGCAGTGCTGACATCTCATATTAAAGATTAGAGTCATTTCTTTTTTAAATGGAGTACTTGACGTTCTTGGGGAATGTCGTGAAGGCGCGAGATAAACTTGATCGCAAACCCTCATTGTTGAGGGTATCGACGATGACTGTGATGGGTGGCAGAAAGGATGTCACCACTTCTTTAACAACCTTTACTGAAAAGTTCGCATCTGGAACCAAAGGGTGGGAAATGGCTAAAAACCACTTTAACAATTCTGTGACCATCTTCAAGGAAATATCACAAACCAAAAAACGTTCTGTCAAGCTGTTTGCGAATGGAAAAATTCACGTGACGGGTTCATCGACACCCATGGAAGGCAATGCGATCATCCAGGAGATCCAAGAATTAGTAGATGAGATTTTCCCAGACGTTCGTGACCGTTCACCCATCCCCATGGAAATTCAGATGATCAATGCTACCTTTCAGGTTCCTCACGGCATCAATCAGCTGGCACTTTTGGATCTTTACAAGACCTATCGCAACAAAGTTAGTAAGATTTCATTTAACCCCGAAACCTACTCGGCAGTCAAAGCGACCATCTTCGGGACGACGGTCAGTGTTTTCAAGACCGGGAGTGTTGTGCTAGCTGGTGCCAAGACGTTCAAGGACCTTGCCGTCATCTACAAATTTTTACTCGACGTTCTTTATCACCCCGACGTAAAACTTGGTGACATCGCCATAAAGAACCAATCCAATACCGGTCCTTATCAGAGTGAACCATTCATCCAGGCGGTCAGAGAATATTATCTCTTGAATAAGTAAAAGATGTCGCAGCGTCTTGGTATGGCCGATGGTCGCGCCTTCACGATTTACAGTTCCAGTCAGTTGATCAACGATCGAATCATGTCTGATAATGGTATTGCTTACCCTCTTAACTACCAGTACCGTCAGCTGATTGCCAGGATGGGTCCCGAACTCATCAGGCCTATCACCGACCTTCAGCGTGTGGGTCCGGTTCCCGCCAACAGCATCACCCGATGCTTCTCCGCTGATGTCCCTCTGCTCAAGGTTCCAAAGACCAATTAAAGAAGTGACACCTTGAAATTCCATTATGGACTACGTAAAGCAATTTCAAGATGCGTGTGCCGCCATGAAGCGGGATGGGACGCTTACCCAAGAGAGGATGGCCGTGGCTTGGCTCATGTTTATGCCGAAAGATCAGGTAGATAAGGCTTTAGATACTATGAGTAAAGTAACCCCCCGACCCCGTTCGAAATCCTAAGAATGTTGTAGTTGACCGCGTAGATGTCACCGTCGATGGCTTCGTCCAAGATTATTCGGGCCGAATCCAGACGACTGAAATTGAGAGAACCTGATGGTTCCTTTTTAGATGCATCCAGGCAGAAAGGGTACATCATGGTTGTATTTTGATTAGATCCATATGGACTGTGGAAATAAGTCGACACATGTCTGTAATGCGGAATGACTGGTTTTGGATCTCCTATCGGTTCGCCATTGATTTCCAGTAGCATGTTGTTCGTGTCATTAAAGTTGCTTGCCGTGGACGCTATAAAACTTACGGGATGACTTAGGGGAAGATCGATCTCCTTTTTGTTTGACGCTGGTATGCGTTGCGTTTGAGTGATGACATAATCCACAGAACGATCCGCCGTAATTCTTCGCTCGTCCTTGTCAATGTAGATGTAACGGGTGAATAAATCAAAAGAATATCCCAGAATTGTCTGACCGTAGTTTTCCACGTAGGTGTACAGTGCAGTGGAACCCACGTTGGAACCGGCAACATCTGTATCGCCATCGAATGTAATGAAACCGGTATTTTCATCATAGGTGGGCGCAGTCTTGGGGTTGCTTATCCCTATGATTAGATTGCTATACCCATTGACCAGTGCGGTGGCATTGACGATGCGTACCACATTTTCCTTGACATTTGAAAATGTCACGAGACTATTGGACCCGTCATACTGTGTATCATCATCCTGGATGGCGTCGTAAAGAATAAATCCGTTTGAGGTGTCATAGGATGGCGCGGTATTTGAAAAACTGTAAATAGCATTTGCAGTGTTCCACGCATCTACAACATCTTGTGCCAGAAGTGAACGCGGTTCAAAATGTTTCACTGCCATGTAATCATATAGTGCATTTGAACTTGGATAGGCACTCTTTGAATCTTCTGTATTATCATCAAATGTGAGAAATCCAGTTGTACTATCTTTGTTCAGTATGTTTGAGAGTGCTGCTGTTTCATAACTCGTAATCACATTTCCCGCTGTATTTAATATATTACTATAATGAAATTCGTCCATATATAAAATTAAATTGGAAGATGCTAACGTTGTAGAAGCGGTATCTTCTTCTCCCAACCATACCAATAAACCAGATGTAGCATTGGATGTCGGTGCGGATAAAGCTGGTACAGGACTTAGAGATGTATAACTGTCTATTATTATAGTAGTTCTTATTAATGTTTCGGATATTGCATTGGAATTTAAAAAAGTTAAAAGAGAATTTGAAGCATCGTATTGAGAAGAATTGTCTGTAAATCCATCATAGGTTAAATAACCCGTAATAGAATCTGCCGTCGGTGATGTATTGGAATAATTAAATTCTGTATCAGCTATATTCCAAGCGTCTATTACTGCGTTTGATTCTTCGCGTCTTTTGACATTACCTAGATTTGAAACATCCAGTAACATTACATTCGAACCTGTAAAATCTGATATTGTATCGGAAACATCATCGTAAATTAAAAACCCTGATGTTGTATTTTGAGTAAGAACATTGGTAAGTAAATACAGGTCAGACCATGTTACTAAAACATTATAAGAAAGATCTATTCTTTCTGAATTGTGTAGTGTTGATAAAAATACATTCAAGGAATTTGATGCATCGAATGATGAACTACTGTCAACAAGATCATCATAAGAAATATAACCAGTTACTGAATTAGACGTTGGCGCGGAAAACGCATCCCGTATATTTATCAACCCACCCATTCCAGAATGATTAACGCAATAATAATATAAAATATCAGGAGCGTCGATACCAACCACAAATGTCAGATCGCGATCTTGATTTATAGTTACACCTTCTGTATATTCGACTCCACCACCGTGCGTACCATCAGATGTAGTTGAAAATCGAAATATGTGGTTTTCGGCAATAATATTTTGCGTATAATTAAAATTATATGTAGATTGACGACGCAAGTCAATTGTTGCTTGACTTATAAGATTGATTTGAAAAACTGGTGGTAAATCTCTACTTAAACTTATTATATAATTTTTAGTTTCTGTAGATGAAGGAATTGGAACAAGATTACTATAACCATTTACCACATTTGAGGCATGTAATAATCTTTCTGTATTGTCGGAGCTTAATTGATATGTCACAATATTTGACTGTATATTTGTATATTGATCTTGTGACGGTATTGTTACTTCTTGATAAAGTATTGTTTCATCATTCAATTGATCAAAAGGATCTATTTGATAATCGAGAGTTGTGCTTAAAACATTGTTAATGTTAGATAAATAATCCCTGTTTTGATATATCACGATGTTAGCTTGAAGGTTTGTATATTGATCATCACCAAGTTCCGCAATACTGCTCTGATAAAGTAGCACATTGGCTTGAACGTCTGTATATACGTCCGTAGCACTGATGGTGACAGCCTGATAGGAAGCTACGGCATTCCGAATGTCTTCAAAATATGTGTTCCAGTAATTGGCGAATAAGTTGAGGTAGGCCTGTACCTCGAGCTGACCGTAGACGTCATCGGCCCAATGAATCACCACCTCGACATCGTGGTAGTTTAGGGCAATCAAAGGTATCGTCGATGCCCAGTCCTCGCAGAAAAAGAACTTGAAGGGGTAGAAGTAACTCGAGGTCGATCCGTCAGGTCCCTTGACGCTCCGTGACAAACTCGATGCCTGAACATCAGGGACAATCTTTTTGGAATACTCATAATACTGGGTGTCTATCAACTGATTTCCTATGAACAACTCGACCTTGTCGATGACCTGCGACCAATCACGTTTCACCGTGAAATTGTCGGGTGAATCACACACCAAATATACATAGGACAAAAGATCACCCTTGATCTCAAAACGAGATGTTGAACTACCATTATTGCTTGGTTTCGTGTTGATATTTAACCGATCAATAACGCTAGAAAAATTCGTATGGCGCTTGAAGACAGTGCTGAAAAATGTAAAGTCGGGATTTATGTTTAGGGGATTATCCCGTCCCGCAGCGACAAGTGTAACGCCAGACGACATATTACTATTAGTTTATTAGATATTTAGTTCGCGTAAAGCAACCCGCCCATCCCGTTCTGGACCCTGAGGATGTTGTAGTTGACCGCGTAGATAGGACCGTTGATACTTGAATCATTGACGATCCTGGCTGAATCCATGCGCGAGAAATTGCACGTTCCGGTGGGCTGAAGCTTCGAAGCATCCAGACAGAAAGGGATCATCAAACCTACACTAAGGTATCCATATACAATGTCGCCTATATTCGTCCCAGTCTGTGACTGATGATAATAGGAAGAAACAACATTATAGTGAGGATACGCTTGCTTCTTTTCACCCACATCCATACCGTTAAGCTGAAGAAGAACCTTTTTATCTGCAGCAAAGGCACTTGCTGCGGAAGCAATAAACTTAATGGGGTGATTGAACGGAAGTTCGACCGTTTTGTCTCTCGGTGCCGGAATACTCTGTACCTGATGAATGAGCATATCCATAGGTCGTTCAGACATCATGCGACGCTCGGTCTCGTCCAGAAAAACATACCGGGACCATGCCTCGATTGAAGCCGTCGATGCTTGTGTGAT